AAGCAGGGCGGACGGGGTTGCTGGCACGTAAAGAGAAGAAGGGAGGTGAAAGGTCAATGTTGAAACACAAGGCCTATAACTTCAGGATCTACCCCACCAAGGAGCAAGCCATCCTCATCAACAAGACCTTCGGCTGTGCCCGATTTGTCTACAACCACTTCCTGAACGAGTGGAACAAAACCTACAAGGAAACGGGGAAAGGTCTATCTTACTTCACTTGCTGCGCTCAGTTGACATCTCTTAAAAAACAGGAGGAAACCATCTGGCTGAAAGAGGTGGACACTACCGCGCTGCGATCCTCCTTGAAGAACCTGGCGGATGGCTTCAACCGTTTCTTCAAGAAGCAGAACAGGCACCCCCGCTTCAAGTCGAAAAAGAATCCGGTCCAATCCTATACCATGCAACAAAACAATGGGAATATTTCGGTCATGGGTACCAGATTGAAACTTCCAAAACTTGGATGGGTGAAGTTTGCGAAGAGCCGTGAGGTGGAGGGTAGAATCCTAAACGCCACCATCAGGCGCAATCCTTCTGGTCAGTACTTTGTCTCCATTGTGTGCGAAGTGGACATTCAACCTATCATCAAAGCGAATTCCACGGTCGGCGTGGATGTGGGATTGAAAGACTTCGCTATCCTATCCGATGGGACGGTTTACGAGAATCCGAAATTCTTCCGTTCGATGGAGAAAAAGTTGGCGAAGGAGCAGAGAGTCCTATCAAGGCGTATGGAGCAGGCTCGAAAAGACGGCAAAAAGTTGTTAGATGCGAAGAATTACCAGAAGCAGAAGCGGAAAGTGGCTCGTATCCATGAGCGTATCACCAACAAGCGCAACGACTACCTACACAAAATATCGACCGAGATTGTCAAAAACCACGACATCATCGGTATCGAGGATTTAGGGGTCGAAAATATGGTGAAGAACCACAATCTCGCCAAAGCCATCAGCGAAGTGAGTTGGAGCCAGTTCCGAACCCTACTGGAATATAAAGCAGACTGGTATGGAAAGGAAGTCGTTGTAGTAGCCAAAAATTTTCCGTCCAGTCAACTTTGCCACTGTTGTGGCTATCAAAACAAAGACGTGAAGAACCTCCGAGTTCGTGAATGGGAGTGTCCAGAATGCCATAACCATCACGACAGAGATCTAAACGCAAGCATAAATTTAAAAAATGAGGCAGTTCGGATTTTGAGCCTCCAACCGTCGGGACGACGGGGGTAGCCTAATGAATTCAGAACCAATAGGTTCTGTTACTTAGGAATGTCTACCTGAAAATCATCAGATTTTAAGGGGGAGTAGTTCAAAAATAGACCTATCAATTCGAAAGCTGGATAACGAAAATTTTCATAGACCTTGGCTTCTCAAAAGAGAAGGCGGGGAATATCGACAACACGCGCATCTAAAAACGAAAGAGGACGCCGAGCGGGTACGGGATCTGATCTTGCAAGGAAGAAAAGCACCGTGCCGGGATTACCGGATTGCGATGCAGCGGATTTTAACGACGGAGGAGTACGACCAGCTCGATGTGAAGCCGCGATTTCACCGGCCGCAACGGGTGTATCGATAATTAAAAATGAGAGTGGGGTGGTGATATGAGGGAGGCAACAGGCCAACAAAAATTATTCGTAGATGAATATTTAAGATTAAGAAAAAAGAATCAAACTCAAGCTGCAATCAATGCGGGATATAGTGAAAAATCTGCTAGTTCTCAGGCTAGTCAGCTACTTAACAACCCTAAAGTATTGGAATATTTAAATGAACGAGAAAAGGCTATTATACAAGAATTGCAACAAGAATTTATATTTGATGCTTTAGAAGCTAGAAAAGTCATGTATGAGATCATGAAGAAAGAAGACGCAGAAAATAGAGATAAGATAAACGTAGCTAAGGATTTTCTTGATAGAGCAGGATTTAAACCTACCGATAAAGTAGAGCATAGTGGAAATATGAGTATAAACAATCCTTTTGAGGGGTTGACTACAGAGGAACTAAAGAAGTTGATAAAATGAGAGTAACACGCTGTTACAACTTGCACGTACACCTATAATCTGGTATCATGATTATGAGGTGATAACATGATGGAGATTTGGAAAGACATAAATGGATATGAAGGATTATATCAAGTTAGTAACTTAGGAAGAGTAAAAAGCCTAGAGCGTTACAGACAAAATCATAGTAAATTGCAACTGATACCTGAAAAGATAAAATCAAAAAGAATAGATCCACAAGGGTATGAGTTAGTGGACTTATACAATAAAAACAAACAAAAAACTATAAGGGTACATAGGTTGGTTGCTGAAACCTTTATATCCAACTATGGCAATGAAGATACTGTAAACCATAAAGATGGGAATAAAACCAATAATAAGGTGGTAAATTTAGAGTGGGCTTCATTTGAAGAGCAAAACAAACACTTTTATAAACATAATCTGAAGAGTGAAGAAAATATAAAAAAAGCAGTAAAAGCTATGAATAAAGCACAGTCAAAACCAGTAAAATGTTTAAACAATGGGAAAGTATACGAATCAGCTTCCGAAGCTGCTAGGGAGATAGGAGTTTGTGGCAGTTTAGTAATGAGATGTTGTAGAGGCGAGAGGAAATCAGCCGGTAAAGATAAAGACAACAATCCTTTACATTGGGTTTATATATAAAGGTGGTGGTTAAGAGTGAGTGTTGATATGGATAAAATTAAATTAGGAGCAAAATTAGAACTTGCAAGACGCGAGTTCTTTTATTTTTGCAATTTATTAGCTCCTGATTTCTATAAAAAGGATAGAGAGTATTTAGTAAGCTTATGTAACGATATGCAAGAGTTCTTATATTCAGATGACGACGTCCTTATTATCAATGCTCCTCCTTAACTTAGACACGGGAAAAGCCGGACGGCACAGCTTTGCGTGGAATGGGCGTTGGGAAAAAATCAGCAACTGAAAGTAATGACGGGATCGTACAATGAAACCTTAACTACCCAATTCTCGAAAGGTGTCCGAAATGCAATCGCCGAAGTAAAGGCCGATAAAAACCGAATCGTGTATAGCGATATTTTTTTCAACGTGCGAATCAAGCCGGGCGACGGGGCGATGAACCTTTGGAGCCTTGAAGATGGACACAATAACTACCTCGCAACTTCTCCAACCGGAACGGCGACAGGGTTCGGGGCGGATCTGCTGATTATAGACGACCTGATAAAAAACAGCATGGAAGCAAACACGGCTCATGTGTTAGAAGGGCATTGGAATTGGTTTAAAGACACCATGCTGTCCCGGCTGGAAGCTGATGGAAAGATCATCATCATCATGACGCGGTGGCACTCGAAGGATCTGGCGGGGCGCGTGTTAAAAGAAATGCCGGAGATGGGATACAAGGTCAAGCACATTAGCTACAAGGCGCTGCAAGATGACGGTACGATGTTATGCGATGAAATATTGCCGTATTCTGAGTATGTCGCAAAGTCAAAAATTATGGATCCGGCGGTGGCGTCGGCAAACTATCAGCAGGAACCGATTGACCTGAGGGGTCGTTTATACGATCGATTCAAGACCTATGAGACCGTCCCGCAAGATGCAGAAGGCAGACCATTATTTACGGCGATTAAATTGTATTGCGATACGGCAGATACGGGAGCCGATTATTTGTGCAGCATCGTGTATGGCGTGTATGAAAAAGAAGCCTACATCTTGGATGTGGTGTATACAAAAGCACCAATGGAAGAAACAGAACCGGCGGTAGCAAATCAATGTATAGAGAACGAAGTAAATGTCGCGGACATTGAGAGCAATAACGGTGGTCGCGGGTTCAGCCGGGCGGTGGGACGTCACTTACGAGAGAAAGGATGGAATCGAACGAAAGTGCGATGGTTTCATCAGTCAAAGAACAAGGTGGCTCGAATCATGACGCAAGCGACTTTTGTCATGGAGCACATTTATTTCCCGGTGAATTGGCGAGATAAGTGGCCGGAATTCTATCAGTCGATGTATGAGTATCAGAGAGAAGGGAAAAATGCGCATGATGACGCACAGGACGCAATCACAGGCGTTGCAGAGCACGTACAGCAAAATATCGATGTTGTACTGCACCGGCATTCATTGTAAGGGGGTGGAAAGTTGGAGTATGTAAAAGAATTTCATTTGGACGAAGAGATTGAGCTGACAGGCGAATTACTGGAAGAGTTTATTCAGCAGCACCGGACACTTGTTCTTCGCTATGAAGAATTGGATCGGATGTATCGTGGTGAGCACCCTATTTTGAAGATGGAAGAAAAGGCGTTATTTAAGCCGGATAACCGCTTGGTTGTAAACTACGCGAAATTCATTGTGGATACGTTCAACGGGTTTTTCATGGGCGAGCCAGTAAAGGTGACAAGCGACAGAGAGGAAGTGGCGGAATATATCCGGCTGATCGAAAAATACAATGATATTGACGACAACAATGCAGACCTGGCAAAAAAATGCAGCATCTACGGACACGCATTTGAACTGGTGTTTCTCGACGAAGAAGCGCAAATCGGGGTTACCAATATCGATCCGAAAGAGTGTTTCATCATTTACGACAATTCGATCCGGGAGCGGCCGCTATACGGAATTCGCTATCGCGTGGACGAGGAAAGAAAGATCGAAGGCACCATTTCCGATCCAGAAAAGATCCACTACTTCGAGATTGGCGATGATGGACTGATATTTACGGAAGAAACACCGAACTACTTCGGGGATATCCCTATTATCGAATATGTAGAAAACGAAGAACGAATGGGCGCCTTTGAGCCGGTGGAAACGCTGATTAATGCGTACAATAAAGCAATCTCTGAAAAAACCAACGATGTGGACTATTTCGCGGACGCTTACATGAAGATCTTAGGAGCCATGCTTGACGAAGAAACGCTGCAGCGGATCCGGGATAATCGTATTATCAACATGGCAGGACAGAGTGACGGGAACCTGGTGGTCGAATTCATGGGAAAACCGAATGCAGATGAAACGCAGGAGAACCTTCTTGATCGGCTGGAGAAATTAATCTTTGCGATAAGTATGGTGGCGAATATTACAGACGAAACGTTTGGTACAGCAAGCGGAATTGCGCTGAAATACAAGTTATTGTCTATGTCTAACTTAGCGAATACGAAAGAGCGCAAATTCGCGAAAGGGTTCAATCGGCGGTTCCAGCTCATAAGTCAAGTACCAAATGCAAAAATTAATCCCGAGGATCTGTGGGGGATCGAATATCAGTTCACACGAAACATGCCGAACAATCTGGCAGAAGAAGCCGAGCAGGCGCGCGCATTAAAAGGCATTGTATCGGACAAAACCTTGCTTCAAGCGCTTTCGATCGTGCAAGATGTAGGGGCAGAAGTGGAGAGACTGGAAGAAGAAAATGCGTATGTGAATCCGTATATCGCCGAGCAGGTGATTGCTGATGGCGAAGAATAGAGCCGACTTTATTGCCAGGCAAATTGAATACACGAAAGAACGCGAGCTGGCGCATATTGCGCAGAGCCTAAAAGATGATGCAGCATATAAACGCGAGCTGATCCAGCTTTACAACCGCACGCAGGACCGCATCGAAAAAGAGCTTGCGGCGCAGTATCTTCGGTACGCGGCAAAAGAAGGATTGACGATGGACGAAGCGATGATGCGCATTTCACGCTTCGATGCGGATGCTTTTTCCAAAAAGGCCGCAGAACTGGTAAAGAACATGGATTTCACGCCGGAAGCGAATGACCTGCTGCGACAGTACAATCTAAAAATGCGTGTCAGTCGACTGGAGCTCATGAAGCGGGAAATGCTGCTGGAAACAGCGACGTTGGCAGATCAGGAAGTAAAGATGCTGCATGCAAAGCTGATGGAGGAAGTTCAGAAAGAAGCTGAAAGACAAGCAAGTATTTTGCGGCTGACGAAGGAAACGCGCAAAGCGATTGTAAAGAGTGCTGAGCGCATTGTACGAACGAACATGTATAGCGCCAGTTTTTCTCAGCGGGTTTGGGCGAATCACTCGGAGTTGATTAACCGCCTTGCTGAAGGCCTCGAGCGATCGATTCTGCAAGGAGAGCATCCGAGTGTATGGGCGCGCAATCTGCGTGATTTACTAACTAAAGAGATGGCGGACACGGGCAAAGAGAACGCCCTGTATGCAGCAAACCGAATCGCCGTGACGGAAACAGCACGAGTGCAATCAGAGACGGCGCAAGAGAGTTTTCGCAAAGGCGGTTTCGAGAAGATGATCTGGATTACAGAGATGGACGAGCGTACTTGTGATGTATGCGGTCCGATGGACGGAGAAATATTCGACGTCGATGGCGCACAGATTGGCGGGGAATTACCGCCCATGCATCCGTTTTGTCGGTGTTCAGTAGCGGCATATTACGAAAGAGAAAGCTAAGCGCTTGAATGAGCGCTTTGTAATGCCCAGGCTTGGATCGGCATAAAAAGCTAAGGAAAGACAAGCATTGCGTCTTAAAACATATGGGAG